TGGAATCCTTGATTCTACTTTTGCCATCCTATCTGCTTCACGACATTCTTTGATTTTGCCGTGGATGGACTTTCTACATAACTTACTTGTATGTCGTTTAGCAAAGTATTCTTTAATAATTTTTCTCCAATATTGTGCATACTCAGCATTTCGACCCGCCCAACCGAATGCAGTTGATGTGTTTCCATAGACCTTATTTGCTATTAACAGGTCTTTTTGATTTTGTACTAGCATTACTTCTCCTTTTTAGTTTTTTTTAATAACGAATCTACAGAAACTTTGAAATAATCTGCGACTTTCTGCAAATTATCAACCGACGGTGAAGAAGTATTCCATCGGCGAATGGTGCTTTTCCCAAAACCCAATTCTTTTTCTAATTGAGCGATATTAGTATTTCGTTCGTTACAAAGATTTTGGATGCGTTCTAATATCATAATTCACCTCTCTTTCTTTATCTGAATATTTTCATTTACAAATAGGTGAAAATATTCTACAATGTAGGCATCAAATATTTTTCCACAAATACAAGCCTATTTTTCTGAAAATTTTCAACCTCGATATTATAATATCTGAATATTATCAGAATGTCAATAGGTTTATTTGATTATTTTCAAAAAGAGGTAGACCTATGACAATTAAAGAAAGAATTAGTGTTTTAGCAAAACGTCAGAATACCACTCTACAAAAAATTGAAAGCGATTTGGATTTTGGCCGAGGGACAATATCTCGTTGGGATAAATCATCCCCAAGCGTTGATAAATTGCAACAAGTAGCTCAATATCTAAATGTATCAATAGATTTTTTATTGGGTAATGTTGTATACGACAATTCACCAGATTTATATCCATATGAGGAAGAATCCGAAACCTACTACACCGATCCTGAGGTATCCGAATATGCAAATAAACTAAAAAATAACCCCGGCATGCGAATACTGTT